CGCACCATCTGGGATAGTTACAAGGTCATCTGGATTAACCACGACAGTATAACCCAGCCCGTTGTATGGCGTTGTTGCCATCATACGGTTTAGGTATCGCTTAGATGTCTGGAAATCTACGGCTTCAATAGGTTGCTCGGACTGCTGAACAAGAATCTCTTGCAATGCGTCATTGATGACGCTTTTTGCCGTTTCCATTAGTTAGCCTTTTTGATTGGTTTCTTTGTTGCTGGTTTGTTTTTTGTCCAGCCGATAGATAGGGCGTGCTTCAGTGAGTTGTCATTAACCGTTACTTCTGTGCCGTCTTTCTTGTAAAGCTTGTTCATGGTGTCACCTCAATTAATAACCTTAATAGCAACCCCTCAGCGAAGGGTTGCGATAAGACTGCTAGTTAAGAGTTGCCGAAACCTTTACCAGCGAAGAACGGGTTCATTACGCCGTAAGCTGGACGGAAATCAATACGCACTTTCTGGCTGTTCTCAAGGAAGTTAGACCCCTTACTCACACGTAACTGTAAACCATCTTCGGTTGTAGCCACTGTGTCAGTAGAGTGTAATTTCTTGATTGGTACAGACGCACATGTAAATGCTTGTTTGTGCCAGAACAGGTTAGGCTGGATAATAGTAGAAGCAGCACCACCAAGAGTGATTACATCACCCGCCGTAATTGCAGAGTCAACAGTATTATACTGGCCGTTAGCTTCAAAGATTGCTGGACCTGTAACAGTCAAGTTACCGGCGCCTGAGCCGTTTAGTGTAACCGATTCAGTTACAGTAGCAGACCAAACTATTGGCGCGCCTGTCTCATCAAGTACAACTTCACGAGTTGACATATTCAAGCGGTAGCGACCAGTGATGGTAACTGTTTCGCCTGCAGCAACAACCAAGTTAGCTTGGAATGCTGTAACACCAATAACCTGAGTCATGGTGTCTTTAGCAGACAAGTAGGTCGCCACTGGAGTCCCTACAACAGTTCCATCTCGGTTTGCGCCCGTACCAGTTGAGTAGTTACCCAAAGTGGTAGCGGTCATTACTTTCATGCCAGCAAAAGACTCTTGTATAGTGGCCTTTTCGTTAGCTGTCATTGCGCCAGTTTCGCCGCCTAAGCTGCGTTGGTCGCCAGCAAGTTTACGCTGTGCGAATGGGTTAACCGCATACTTCCAGCCACCATCCATTGGGATTCCTGAAGCCTGCATGATTGCGCCAGCTTCCGCAACATCGCCCCAAGCGTCACCGCCTGCACCGATTGCAACACCAACCTCACCAGCAAGTAAGCCTGAATTTTTCATCATGAACTTAGCGTAATCAGTCTCGAAATCAGTAACGATACGAGTAGCCATAGGAGCGAGCAACTTGTCCAATTGGTTCATTTTGATCGCTTCGTCTGCTTCGTCATAATCGACGAAAGTAGTAAAGTAATCCTGAACTGTTGCAGTTGCCTTACCAGTGATTATATCATTGGCAGTCTCGCCCGATACATCACCTTTAGCGGTACGAACTGATGTGTAGTCAGTAGGTCGTTTAATATCAATACTATCGCCAGTTGATGGATTGAACTTACCAGCGAAAAGCTGAGTGTCTACGTTCTTTGTGATAACGCGCTCAGATTGGAATTTATCTAAGAAAGATTCCATGATTTTACGCGAAAAGTTACTGTCAAAATTATTAGCCATGAGTGGCTCCTTTATTCAAATTTAGCCCCAGCAATATTCTTGTATTTAGACTTGCTAGGGTCTGCGCCATTACCTCGCAAATTGGTTGCGGGATTTGGGGCGCTGCTTTTTTTCGGTTTTAATGCGCCAGCTTTAGCTTTAACTTCATTCAAGAAGTTACCAACCTCGTAAGGTGATATACTTGCCAACTTCCAGCCGTCTTGCGGGTTTGCCGCCAGATGCTTGGTAATTAATGGGCCGTCTGAATCGCCGAGTATGTGTAATACCAAGTCATCAGATAAACCATAACCAGCCACCGCGTTTCCTGCTGATTGCAATTCTTCTTGTTTAATGCCTAACTCATTGGCTTTTTTCGTATAATTAACCATTGAATCATGTACGTGTTGCTGCTGTGCTTGCGCTGCTTGTTGCTGCGCCTGTTGCTGTTGCTGCATATAACTTTGATTCTGCGCGTTGAATCTAGCTTGCTCTACCAGTGCCCGGTCTCTAGCTGCTATCTTCTGCTCGTAATCATCGTCAAAAGCATCGGGTATTGGTGGAATATCTCCAATCAATGCCGCTTGCCGATCTCTTTCAGCTTGCTCAAATTGCGCTAGTCTATCTCGCTCCAATTGTAGGTCACGTTCTAGCTGCTTCTTCTCGCCGTATTGCTTATTGAAAGCCTCGTTTGCTTTTTGCTTTGCAACCTCTTCAGGGCTAGCTTGTTCGGTTGATTCAGCTTGAACTTGCTCCCCAGTGTCCGAATCTGGGATAGAATCATTTATTTCGATAGGCTCGTTAGTCTCGTTATCAACTTCTACGTACTCATCGTTTTGCGGAGTGTCACTCATGGGTAAAGACCTTGTATTGGCATAGACTAATAATAGTCGGAGCAACCATTAAATAGGGGGCTGTGGAACCTATTGCTATTATACCGCTTATCGTTTATTCTTAACATACGGACACTTTGTCTCATTAACGGTAATAACTGTCGGGGAATTATAATTGAACAAGTTCACAGCCAAGCTTCACGACAAAGGCTTTTTGGTAAGAGACTTTTGTTTGTACTGGGGGATATGCAGGAAAACCTATGAAAGGATGACCAACAACACAGCACGCCATGACAAATTAAATAAAATGATAGAGGGGATAAAGAATGAAAAAACTTAGAGACTTTAAGTGTGATTATTGTGGGCACATAGCAGAATTTATGGTTAATGACCATATAGAACAAGTTATTTGCCAGAAATGCAATGTTACAGAGCATAGTGTTTGCATAGGTGATACCCCAACGCAAGAGTCAATGACTTTACACTTAGCAACCAGGTTAGTTAGCGCACCTAAGTGTTTTCAAAATACAACGGGCAAAAGCCCAAGTGCGAGTAATAAGAAATGATAATAAAGCTAAAGCCTGAGCTAAACTGTGTTGATTGGGTTCCTTGGTTCGCTTGGCTCCCTGTAATAACAATTAATAATGAGCTTGTTTTATTTCGCGTTGTAGAGAGGAAGACTGAGGGCATTTCGTCCAAAACCGTTTACAGAGTAATAAAAAATGATAACTAAATATACCAGAAAACAAATAAACCAGCAGGCTAGACTACATAACCTTGATTTTGTAACGGCTAATGATTGTGAGGCAATCTTGCAAGAGGTGATACTAGCAGCAATTAACGCTGGTGCGGATGAGAGCAAACTAATAGGGGGGGCAACGAATGATAACCTATCTGCTCATTAGTTACGCCTACATGATATTTAGATGCATATTCGGATATGCTAGAGAGGGTGAAGGCAAGGAATGGTTTAAGCTGTTTCTAGTTGCGCCATTGTCATTGCCTGTTATTGTGGTTATTGACTTAGTTAATTGGTAAGCCCCGTTATGGGGCTAGTTTAGATTATCATCTTCTTTGTCGTTTTGACTGTAGAGTATAGCTGCGCCACCCCCACTAAAGAATATCGCCCCGCCAGATTTTTTATTTAAGGTTTCAATGGCTTTCTTGCGCTGGTCGGGCTTGTATTTAACCACGTTCAACCCTTGACTCTCTAGCCCGTTAATTACGCTCTTAGCCGTGCCTTCTGGCACAGCAGCGCCGTAAAACTCGCTTATATCAACTGCTCTTTGGGGCTTCACCTCAAAGTAATTTGTTGGGGCGTTTGCCAACTCAGTAAAGAATCCGCTAACCTCTGCTTTTTGCTCACTAGACAAACCTTTAAAGTCTGCTGTGTCACCTTTAGCATATGACTCAATCCCATCTGCAAAATCACTATAACTTGGGTCGCTGCCATACGCCCAGTTTTCCCTCAATGAGTCATATAGGTTGTCAAGTCGTGAATTAAAGCCTTCTTTAACCATGGTCATTTCATCTTCACCGACAATTTGCCCACGCCTGTCTTGTATTTGCTTCATACTTTTTAATTGGGGTGCGACCTGTGCGCGTATACTACCTACGCCGTAACTGAAACCTTCACCGCCTCGTATAGTGCCTTTCATCAGCTTTACCGCATTGGCTAGGTTTGCGTCAAACTTCTTTGATGTCCCCGTGTTAGGGTTCCACTTTTCAAAAATTTGGCCTGTTGAAAGCTTGCTTTTTTGGTTCTTAATGTACGCATTGAAGCTCTCGCTATTCTCAGCAACCCTTTTATCTATGTCGCTACGAGCTTTAGACCTGTCAAATTTAGGGCCTTCAGCATATTCCTCTAAAGCTTGACGCTCTTTTCTCATGCCCTTATACGTTGTTTCTAGCGCGTCATCGTTTGGTGTTCCGTCTGTATTTCTCCAAAAACTGACATCAACGCCTTTCTCATCGAACTGATTAAGCCATTTACTTGTTGCTTTAATATGTTTCGCATCATCGCGGAACTCTCTGGGGGAAAGTCTCTTACCCCTCAAGGCAAAGCCGTAACCATCCATAGTTAATTTTGGTTTTTCTGGCAAGCTAGTATAGCTTGAAGGGTCTATATCCTCACCTATACCGCTCAGGAACGCCGCCTTATTACCAGTGGAGCTTTCAAGTCTTGATATATCATCTGCTAATCTGTCCGAATCGAATTGACTGCTAAACCCAGAATCTATTTGAGGGTCAACTATTCCAGATATTCTTTCTGCCTCAGCTCTTGCCGCCTTACTGTCTATTTTATCCTTTACTCTTGGTGTTCTAGGTGAATAGACATCAGATGCAAAAGTAGGGTCTTTAGCA